TCTGCGCGGAGGGCATGGTCGCGCCCTTTTTCTTGGCCGCCGTGTATGCCTCGCCCACAGCATTTTTAAGCCTGTCTATCTGCGACTGTATACTCATGCGACCTCACCTCATATTGCCGCGAGGGCGTTTTCAATATCCGCCGTGAGTGATACCTTGCCGCTGCCGTCGTGATATCCGGCGGCGACTGTGTACGAGGTTGTGATCAGGCCGTCAATCGTTGCCGCGATTGCGCCGTTATTCTTCATTGTGCCCGTTACCTTGGTCACCGTACCTTTTTCGTCGTTGCCACCCCATAGGAATGTCCCCTCAAGCAGATTGGCGGCGGTCGCTTGGTCGCTCGGCATAGCTGCTGCCGCAATGATTGTGTTCACCGTTTTCTTGGCATCGGTGTAATCCGTCGGTATCGAGCCTACGATAACGCTGCCAAGCACCTTGCCGGAGTCGGGGACGATTATCTGCTGCGTCTCTGCCGGGACAACGGTCTTAAAGTCTACGTTGATGCCAACTTCGCCCGTACCGTCGTGATATCCGGCAGGGATGGTGTATACGTTGTTTCCCTCTGAAGTATCCAGCACCTTTGTGACGGCTCCGTTGTTGGGCATGGTACCGGCAACGGTCTTGCCCGCAGCGTCCACTATGACCTTGTTTGCAAGCACGTCTCCGGCTGCTGCGGTAACGCCCGATACGTTTGCGTATGCTTCCGGTATGGGCTTCACCGTAACGTCCGACAAGCCGTAAAATCCCTGATCCGGCGTTACGGCCTGCTGATTTTTCGTCGGGGTGACGGCCTTTGACTGTAAGGTATAGTTGCCGCCGCCTGCCACACCCGATACAGTGCCGGCACCGTTGTGGTAGCCTTTAGGGATGGTATAGGTCGCGCCCTCCTGTACGGTGGCGGACACAGCACCTTTGTTCTCGATGCCGTCCACCGCCGTTGCCAGCGCGTCCAATTTTGCCGTAGAGCTTGCAAGCCCCAGCTCGATGAGCTTGTCTCGGATAAGGTTTCTCGCGGCCTGTAGCCTTGTAATTTCTGTTGATGTACTCATAATGTCTCCTTATATCTCATTAAGCAGCGCGTTTATGTTGCCGATGGACGTATACACCTGCGCGGACGATATCGGGCGCGTGTTGTCCTTTTCGATATCCTCGGCCATATCAACACTCAGCGTACCGTTCTCGGTGACCGATAGGTTGTTTCCGACTATGATGCCGCCGAGCCGCGTCTTTGTGGCCGGGGCGAGGATGCCCGAACCCCCGGTCTGCACGACCACGAGGTTCTCAATGCTGACGTTCATTTTTTCCTCGCCGGATAGCTCAACCTTTAATGTGTCCGTGGTGTCAAACTTGATGTTGAGTTCGTCCTCTGCTTCAAACCTTGCGTCGAATGTCAGCATCAGATCTCACCGTCTTTCAGCACTCTTTCCGCCGTCAGGCTGAATATTTTCGATGCCAGCGCCGTTCCGTCTGCAAGCCGTATGCGCATTTGTATCTCTACGTTGATGCCTGGGACAAGCTTCATTGTTTCCTCTTGTGTTAGTACAACTTTGACGCTTTTCCCCTGCAAAGTCCAACTGCTCAGAGGTTTTTCAACTATGGTTTTCCCTGACTGTGCTATAGTTATATATCCCACTGCTATAGTATTGGTTTCAAGTGGAAGCTCAAATTTGAGCGTGGGAGTTGTCGCCCTATACATTGCTTTTCCTCCTTTTTTGCTTCTTGATTTCAGCATAACAAAAGGAGGCAGGGCTTATTAAGCCCCACCTCCGCATGTTTTTATTTTTTTAGCCAGCTGTTACATTTTTCGATAACTTCGTTGACGCTGCCATAAACGCCGGTTGCATATAAAGCTCTGCGTATCTTCTCGCGCTCTTTATTGTCGCCGTTTATGTACGCCTCTTTGTAACGCCGAGTGAGCGATGACTTGATGTTTTTCTCTTCAACGCCGTGCTCAGTCAGCTCATCGACTGCTTTTTTAATATCGCCGCCGTTGTCGATAGCATCGTAAAGCTTGGTGTAGTTGGAAGTCGTATCATTTTTCCACTTTTCGACCTCGAGCCACGCCTCGCCCTCGTCCATACCGGCATCGTCCTGCAAAGCCGCTATCGCTTCATCGTCAGTGAGATATCCGTCGTTCCATGCATACTTTACTGCGCCCTCTTTGCTTGGCTCATACGATCTTATCTTGTCGCTTGCAAAAGTATTATAAAGGCTTACACCCTCACGAGCTATGTTGTACAGCGGTATTCCGGTGATCTTGGACAGGACATTGACCACCTTGTAATATCCGCCGAACTTCGTGTATTTTGAGTCCTCGCCCTTTTCGCGTATTTCTCGGAAAATTTCAAGTGCTTTCAATGAAGAATTGATTATATCGGTCAGCGGTATATCCGTACCGTTGCCGTATACCTCCACGCCGAACCACTTTTTATCCGCATCATCAAGCAGCATCTTTGTGATATCCCATACATTGCTTGCGTAAGGGAAATAGGTAAGAGGGTTAAGCTCATCGGCAAGCTTTATGCGCATTGCTCTTGTCCACTTCCGCCCGAACGTGCCGTATTCGTCATCGTCGCGCCACGCATCCGCGAGAGAGGCAAGCGCCGAGTTAACGACTGCGGCTACAGCTACGACTATGCATGTTTTGCTCAGTCTGCTGTAATCCGAGGGTTTGAGCTTTATGCCCTTTGCCTGTTTCATCTGGATATCGAATATCTCGCTTGTGACAAGACTTGCGGTTGTCATAGGTTCTGACATGAACGAGGTAAAAAGTCTTGCGCCCGAGCTGCGGTTTCTGGAAACCTCGCTCTTTGTAAGCACCGTATCAACGACCTGAGTGTTATAAATAACATTCTCAAACACTTTGCTTACTTTCGAGAAAAACTCTGCATCGCTTTCGCTCAGTCCTGTTTCTCTACGCACCTGCTTCTTTGAAGCATCCCACAGCGCCGCCCATGTGACCTTATCCGCAAACTCAGCACCTTTCATGCCGATCTCGTTTATCTTGCTTATCGTGCCCTGACTATGCTTTATAAGCTCCTGAACGCCTCTGCTGACGTTGACATCGTAGAAACCAAGGTCTTTCCAAAGCGCTATACCGGAGTGCTTGTGCATTTCCTCAATGTTTTGCTTGGTGCTTATACCTGCGTAGTTTTTCAGGCTCGATATCAGGTCTTTCGGGTCAAGGTAGAGCGCCGCTCTTACTATAGCCGACGGCTGCTGTATCATAACTCGCGTGTTGTACGCGACCGCTGCTCTGTTGACGCGATTTATCATCCTCGAGTTAACGCTACTGTCTCCGCGCCCCTCTGCGCCGTTGTACGCTTTGATTATGCCGGTAACAAACTGCTCTGCAAATCCTCTGCCATTTTTATCGGAGCCGAACGCTCTGCGCATCTCGGTACGCAGTGACGCGGTAACATTGCCGCTCTCGTCGCGCACTTTGATATTGAACCATTTTGTCATATCCAGCAGCGGCAGCGCAAAACTGCGATACTGCGCCATCTCCGACATATGGTTTGCAAACACATCAAAGATATCGTAAACAACGATTGACTGGTTTGCTTTTGCGCTCGTTTCTTTTGTAAAGCCCATATTGAGAAGCTGATAGAGGCTTGCGTTGTCGGTCTTTTCGTCAACCTTGCTGTCTGTTTCGGTGGTGTCTATCTTTATGGGGAAATAATTCTCATCCTTGAACATTTCCACATCAAAGCGCTTTCTCGAAACATAGTTGCCCCATTCGCCGCCGCGCTCGACCATAAAGTGCTGCAACTTATCGGCAACCTCTTTCTGCCGGCCTGTAAGCTCTCCGAACATTTCGTTAAGCTCAGTGTCGGTAAAAACGTGCTTTTCTTTGTCCGTTTGCAGATTAAACTTGCCGTCCTTAAAGTTGGCAACTCTGAAACCGCCCGAGTCAAGGTGCTGTTTTGCCTGTGAGCGCTTGTTAAGCTCGTAAAGGCTCATAAGCTGTGCAGAGGTAAGCTTTACGCGCTGATCGCCAAACTTAAACTCATGAGTTTCTTTAGCCCACTGTTTGACTTCTGCTGTGGTGTATGTGTCCTCTGCAAAGTCTATAACTTCTTTGGTGAGGAACGCCATGGTGTTCTGACCGTCAGCAAATTCCTGATACATGCTTTCTCCGCCCTTGCCGAAACGTTTGAAAACATGTGCCGGCCGTGAACTCTCCCACATGATCGCTTGGTCAAGTCGGTTCGCCGCGAGCTTGCTTGTGAACGCCTTTGTTTTTGTGTACTCTCTGAGCGTTTCAATATCCGATTCGCCAGCCTCATAAACGTGCTGGAAAGTCGCGTTCTGATACAGCCTGTTCATATCGGTTATTGCCTTTTTCATTGTTTTGACAATATCCGATAGCTCTTTGAGCTGTTCAGAGGTCATATCGTTTATTGTGTACGTTCCCTTGTTGTTTCGCGCGAGAGTATTCACGCTGCTCACAAAGTCCGCAAGTTGCGTTTCAAACTCAGGCGGTAAGTCGAGATCGTTGTATCTGTCCTCTCCGACTTTGCTGTCGGCTATATATCTTCTGAGCCTGTCGAGGCTGTCGATATACTTCATGTCCTTTATTGTAGGAGCACCGCCGCCGAGCTGCTGAGAGCTGGTAAAGTCTATAGCGGATATGAAGTCTCTGACCGTGCTTTGAAGCTGACCTGGAATGTGTTTGAGCGTATTCTTGTGATCGGGATTGAGCAACCATTTGGACAGCGTGTTAACGTTTTTCTCTATCTGCCCTCTGTATCGGTTTTTGAGCGCGGTTTCCTTGCGTTTACTGTCAAGACGCGCCACGCCCTCTTTGAACCGTTGAAGCTTAACCTCATTGCGTTCGCGTTCTTTTTTGACCGCGTTCTTTATTCTCTCGGCATTGTCCGCTTTGAGTTTTGCTTCTCGCGCGGCGGCTTTGTCTGCCATTGTCGGTGCGGTCTGGCGCACCTGATCGCTAAGCATGCTGTCAATTATGTAATTGCGCATATACTCTGCCGCTTCCTCGGCATAGTAACCGTTCGGGTTTGCGTACTGCGGCGCTGTACCGTCGAGCACTTCCGCAATGCGCTCAAGCTGATCGGCAGGGTTGATAATATCCTCGGGGAAATATCCCTCGCCGAACATGCTGTTAAGCTCTGCATACGCGCTGTCAACGCTCATGCCGTTTTTGTTAAACATAATACGGCGCTTATAGCTGTTGCGTATGCTTTCAAACTCCGCCGAGCCGTCATCCTTGAGCTTAACTCTCTTGAGATAACCCCTGAGCCTGTTGTGCGTCTGAACATCATCCTCATTGACTATTGTGGTGGCGTTGCTCACAACGTCCTCCGCGATATCCTGCGCCATTTCCGCAATGTCGGTGTAGCGCAGTTCTTTCTCGTTGAGAATATGCTCGCCGAGCTTGCTGAGCCGTTCGGTGATATCCTGCGGCTTGAGGTCTGATTCGCTCATGTCGATGACTTCTCGCGCAAGGCGGTTCACGTCGCTCTGGCGCACAATCTTTACCTTCGTGCGCTGCGTCTGACCTTTCCAGTAGTCAACGCGCTTTTTAAGTTCCCTGTTCTGCCGCCTCAGCTCGTTAAGCCTCTCCGGCTCGCGGGAGTAGCGGATATCGGGGTTGTTATCTTTGAACCTCTCTGACAGCGGTATAACATTACCGTTATTATCGTATGTGATCGGTTCTGCGGATTTGATGTTATTTGAGTTCCTTATAACATAGCTCAACCCTCTGCTGATTGGTTTGCCATCGACCAGATCTCCGCCCTCATCAAGTATAATCGCATCATAGTTGAGACCGTTCTCGTCGATGTAGTCAGCTATATCATATCCGTCTGTCCAATCGGGCAAGCCGGTATCTTGTATTTCGCCCATTCCATACTCTTGCCTTATTTCGTCGAACAAATATCTATCGGCGGCTTTTCTCGTGTCAAAAGCATTCTCGATCTTCACATATGACGAGTATAAGGACTTGTCATTTCCTCTTTCCGTGTACCTTTGCGCGTATTTTTTCGACTTTGTAAAGTATGACCAGTCTCTAAACACAGTGAATCCGCCGCCGCGCTTTGAACCATGATACATTTTCACTGTGTACCCGGCTTTTTTAGCTGCTTCATCAACCATCCTCTGAGCGCTTTCCGTGTCTCCGCGCTCTACAGCTTTCATGTATGCTGAATCCGATACAGGCTCGCGGGAAAATTTCTCTGGTATTTTGCCTTTGTCAAAATAATCGTCGATATCTTTGAACACGACCGAAGAATGAGTATATTTAGGATACTCAACCGACGCAATAGTGTCACCGTTTGTGTGGTCTATGTCGAGTATGACCTCACCTCTGAACGAAGAAATATACCTGTCGAGTGTACTGCGCTGTGCCTTGTTCGGCGCGACCGATAGATTTATGCCGCCGCTCTCAGGCGAAACACGGATGTTGCCCTCGCTCATAAATTTTATCATGCCGCCGCTGTAGTCCTCGCCGCCGTAATCTTCGCCGAGCGCATCGGTTATGTCGCGGTGGTCAACTGTCCTGTAGCCGCCCGGTGCTCCCTCGTGTCTACCCGAAAAGTCGAGCATTTTGCCGTCTGTGCAGATATAACCGGCTTCTTTTACTTTGTAGGTAGTACCGAAATATTCCTCAGCGTTTTTTACTTCTCGGGAAAATTTCTTTGATACTTCCGCTTGTTTGGTTACAACCGCGCTGACCGCGCCAAATTTGTTTGTGCCTACAATCGTGTAATCCTTTCCGAGCGCATCGGATAGATATGCCACAAGCTCTTTTTTTGTAAAGCCCTTCTGATAGCTGCCGGTGTTGCTGATATAGTATTCCATATTAGCTTCATTAATCGGCACTTTACTTGATGCATTGCGAACGTCTGTACCGCGAACATTGATAAACATTCTGCCGCCGTCGTTAAGCATTTGTCCCATTTTTACGACAAGCGCATCTCGCTGATCCTGAGGTAAAACATTCAAAACGGCGTTGCTGATTATCACATCGTATTTTTTGTGAAGTTTGCTGTAATCGGTGTACTTTGGTTTGTATGAACTGTCAGGGAACGGCTCTATGTCCTCGACGTTAAACCCGTATTCCTCAATACCGGCTCTCGTACCGTAGCCCAAACCGCTTGAAGCATCAAGCACAGTGCCGTCAAAGCCCTCCGCTTTGAGCGCATCGTATATCTTGCGATAGCTTTTTACCGTGCCGCTTATCTGCGTCGGGTTTCTGCTCTCGGAGCTTTCCGCATCGACCGCCCACAAATCAGGATGCTTTGCTCGCACCTCGTCCGTTGTGCTGCCTCGCTCCCACTCGCCGTTCTTCGGCTGTATCGGCTTTACAGGCTCAAGGGAAAATTTCTTGTTGACATTTTCGGAAGAACTGCGTATACTGTTCTCAGAAGCACCGCGACGAGCAGAGGCATTTTGCCTCATCTGGTCTTTCTTAAAAAGATCAACTTCGTCTGCGGTGTTTTCTCTTATGCTTACGATATCGTACAGATACTTTTTTCCATCGGAAGCATTGAGAATAATAAGTTCAGCGTCAAAAGATTTGACGTTTGTAACCTTACTGTTCTGCTTTACAGGGAATGCAAATGCGGTTGAGTATCTGTAAATACCATACTCAGCATCCTTGTTGTCTGCATGCTTTGCTTTCTCCCAGCGGCGGTTTGTGGCGATCTCTATCATCTCGCCAAGCTTGCCGATAGCCTTATTCTTTGCTTTGAGAATTGGTGGAACATTTTTCAGTATCTGTTTTGTATACTCTGACTGCGTATACTCGCCGGGTAAGCTCTCACCGAGATAGACCTTGCTCCCACTCTCGATTATCGTATACGCCTCGCCGATATGATTTGCGATATACGCCGCTACTTTTTTGTGGTTATGCAGTTCCTTAGCGGTCAACGGGCTGTTCTCAATCCATGCAATTTTCTTGCCGTTGACCTCGCGTGAATACATTTCCCCGCCTTTTTTCGGCGGTGCTCTGCCTTTGTTCGCGGTCTCGGCGGTGTGTTTACGGAAACTTTCCTGCACCTTGCCGTAGTTTGCGCTGTCGTGCTCCGTTCCGGCAAAGATGTTTATCTTGCCCAGCGCGTCGCAGCACATTTCCTCGAACGCCTCGGCCTCGCTTATCGTGTCGCCGTATGCGTGCCTGTAGACCTCGACGGCGCTGTTAAGCTCTTTCTCCGAGAGGTCTGAAAGCATAGCGCTGCGCAGTTCGTCGAGGCTTATATCGCCCTGTGCGATTGCCGCGTGCCCCATCTCGTGGCGCATTATCTGCTCTGCGGATATGTCGGGATGGTCTGAGCGCACCATAACGGTCTTGCTCTCGGTATCGACCATGCCTCTGAACTCGCCGCCACTGTCCTTGATATTGCCGCCCTCGAAATATGTGACGTTGTAGCCGTAGCTTCTTGCAAGCTCACGGCTTTTTTTCATGCTCTCGGTGTCCTCTCCGGAGTAGTAGACGTTCTCTTGCTCTACGCCGTTATAGACTACTTTTTGCCCAGCTTTGCCTTGAGCTGCGCTATAACCGCTTTGTCTGCCGCTATCTGTTCCGGCGTAAGCTTCGACTGTGTCTCTTTCCACTGAGGGTATTTGTCCTTCGGTATTCTGACCGTTAAGCCGTTGGCCGCTGTCGCGTAGACGTACTCCATTATTGTTTACCTCCTGAATTGTGTTGTTTACTGCGTTGCTTACTTGATTATTGCCCTGTGTGCTTACACTATCGCTCTGCACAGCTGCATTGTCAACCGCCGCCTGAGTTGTAGATGCACCCATGTTATAGGCTATCTCCGCCTGTGCACGGTTCAGCACGGGAACTTTGGTGAGCGACTCTTTGTTCGCGCCCTGCTGCCCCATCTGATACACAGCATCAAACGCCATCTCAAACGCCTCGGGAGACTCGACGGGGGCGAGATCGTATGTTCTGCTTATAACCTCCGGGGAGACCGTATAGCGCTCTGCCATGCTGTTAACAACGCTGTTCTTTGCCGCCGTTGTGCGGATGTTGGCAACAGCGCCGCTTTCGGACATGGTATTCACAGCCTGCTGCATTACCGGGTTGCTGTCTATGATGCTCTGTTCCGCTCTCGTCAGTTTTTGACCGCTTGCGGCTTTGGCAATGACCGATGCGGTGTTATCGTCAACAAGCGTACCGCTGCGCTCGAGAGCATTGCGCACTACCGGTGTATCTCTCTCAGCCGTTATGAGCTGTTCAAGGTTGGCAGTTTCCTTGTCGCTCAGGTTTCTGTTGCCTCTCTTTGCGCTGTTGTCAAGGATGTTCTGATATTCCTCAGCGGTTAACTGTGTCTGAGAACCCTGTTCGGATGCAAGTCCGGCGTTTACAAGCTCGCGCTGATAATTTTCATACGCCCTCTGCTGCGCGTTCTCGGCGCGATACTGGCCGCTTATAACATTTGTTCCTGCGCCAAAAAGTCCGAGAGTGCTGCCGATGATGTAGTCCTCGAGCATCTGCTCTGCGTCCATGTCCTCGCCTAAATCAGACCAATCACCCTTGCCGTCATCCAGTTTGAGCACACGGTCTGCGATAGGGTTGAGGATATCCGAGAGGACTTCCTCCAAGCCTTCTTCGTTCGCGCCGGCAATGACCTTGAGCGCCGTGCGTCCTTTGTCCGTCTTTGCCAGTCGGTTTACAAGGCTGTTGACAAGGCTCTCGTTTCTGATAATACCCTTGCCGTATGCAACTTTGGAAGCGGCGCCGAAAAGCTTTTCGGTAAGCACTTCAATTGCCGCGCTCTTTAAACCAAATATCTGCTGCTCACCCTCGCTCAGGCCGCGCTGCTGTGCGTCCAGTGAGGCAGAACCGTATGCGCGTCCTGCCATTGCTGCAATACCTGTGCCGGGTGCAACAGCGTTAAGCAGCGCGTCACCGGCAAACTGTGCGCCTGCTATGCCGAAGTCAACAACGCCCTGGCCGAATTTGCCCAAGCCCTGCTTTGCCTCCTGCTCGTACTCATACGCGCGCTTTGAACTTTCCTCGGCGCTTTCCAGCAGCTTTTGCTTGAAATCTCCGGCCCAGCCGTCATTAAAGCTTTTTATCTTCTCCTGCTCCGCCTTACGCTGCGCCTGTCCCGGCCTGGTCTGCCTGCCCTCTTTTTTCGCAGCCTTGGCCTCGTTTATTGCCGCTCGTGCGCTCTCACCCATTGAAAGGCTGCCGGTCGAGGACGTAACATCCGCGCCAAGCTTCTTGTAAGCCGCGCCCGATGAAGAAAGTGCGCTTTTTAAAATCGCCTCGCCCTTGAAGTTGCCCGTGGGCGTAGACGTAAAAGCCCTTTGCGCCGATGCTCTGCCAAGCGGTCTGCCGGTGCCAGCGGGCTCAAAGCGGCTGCGAGGTGTCGCCGTGCCATTTACCGTCCTGTTCGCCGCCGCACCTGTTTTCCCGTCGCCGTATGCTTTCGTGTATACATACGCCGGGTTATTGGCCATAAGCGCATCTGCTGAGCCGTTGCTGTATCTCTCCTGATACTTCTTCGCTGCGCTGCCATCATTGACAGCATCCTTTATCTTCTGCCGCCAATCTGCGGAGTTTGATGTTGAAGCCGTGGATTTTGTAGCGGCATCGTTAGTGGTTGCTCTATAGCCTGTATAATCTGGGCTTGATTCAACTTTCTCTTTCAGTTTTTTACGCCAGTTTTTAGCCATTATCAAGCCTCCTTAATCGTCCAAGTCCAAACCTACATATTTTGCAAGAGTTTTTGCTTGCTTCTCGCTCATGTTTTCACTATCTACGAAGTTAAGAAACTTTGCCTGCGCCCAGTCTGTTCCGTAAAGCCGTCTACCGTAATACAAAGTATCTCGCAAGCCCTTGTAATCGACTGAACTTGCTTCATCGGTTGGTGTGGCTGACTTTTTCTTTTTATCGCCGCCTGAGCTGCCGCCGCTTCTGCCGGAACTCTGCGCCGCCGCCATCTGCTGCTGATAGTAATTTCGCAGTGCGGCCACATACTCATCGCTTAATCCCGAACGTGCTATGAGACTATTAGAAGGAGTGCCGCCCATCTGCAATATTGCGGTTACTTGATCGGCTACAGCGTTTTGAGCGTTCTGATATTCCGAGAGATAATTCTTGTGCCGCTCATAATCCTGTGCATCACGGTTTAGGTATATCTGGTATTGGTCAAGTAACGCATCCCCCTCGTCGCGGTACATCTGATACGCTTGGCTGTACAGATCAGGCACGATCTCATTGAGTTTCTGCAAATATGCATCATATTGCTGCTGACCGACCGCCTGTGAGTAGCTTGAACCATAGCCTCCGGTTAATGCTGCTGCCTGCCCCATTGTGTCTTGCATAGCCGTTTTTCCTTGCTGGGTGTACAGCGTTTTATACTGTTGATACAGTGGGTCTGTAGAAGCATCATAGCTGAATTTTTCACGATCGAGCAACTTGCCAAGCAAGGAATTTATCTCATCATCATACTGCGGTGTATATGTCAGATAAGTCTTACCATATCCGAGGTTTTCTCCATCTATTTTTGCATTGCGCTGTTGCTCATATTTCGCAGCTGCCGAATAATCGCCGTTTCGCATTGCCTGATTTATTTTGCTCATATAGTCAGTTGCGAGGTCATATTCAACGCCATCATAACTTTTAGGGAGATACGCAGCATATTCGCTTGTCTGAGAATATCCGAGGTTTTCACCACTTATTTTCTCGTTACGCTGCTGCTCGTATTTTGCTGCGGCTGAGTAATCGCCCTTTGCCGCTGCCTGATTTATAAGTGATTGATAATCGACAGTTTTATCGTATGCCATTGTATTTTTCTTGGTGGTCATATGTCAGCCTCCCTTGATAATGTTTTGAGTTTCTTCATCGAAACTCGTATAATTAATGTTGTTTAGCGATGCCGAAAGCTCATCGGCAAGCCGGATAAGATATTTCTGCATTGTCTCTATCTTCTCATCCTGTGTGCCTCTGAGCGTCGGTGGCTGAGATAGTATTATCATCTTATATCCGTGCCTCCATCGAAAAGTTTACTGAAACTGTACACACGCACGTCTCCCGTGCCGTTAAGCTTTATTCTGAAATGGTCGCAACGCCGAGGCTTGACTGGTAACATAAACGTTGTCGTACCCGTGCCCATTATCTCGCCCTGCGGTTCCCATCTGCCGCTCGAATCGTATTCCACATATATTCTCATTGCAGAATTCTCCGGCAGCATCATTCGCAAATTGAAGCGGCTTATATATTTCTGCCCCGTGTAGCCGTAGCCCTGCAAGCCGGTTATGGCCTCCCACTCCTGCTCACTCTCCGTATTCTCCGTAACCGTGTACCTACTTATGAGCTTAATGCTGTATGTGTCGCTTCCCTCCGTCGCATACACTGTATCGCCATTCATGGAGCAGAACATAAGCGCGTGTTCGTTGTCCTCCTTGTGCCAAAGCCCTTTTTCGGTATCATAGGCAAACAAACTCCACTCGCCGTCATTATCCTTTAAAGACAGATAGTATTTCGTGCTTGTACAGCCGCCGTCCGCTTCGATGTATTTTACATTCCCCAAAGCCGAGCCTATGTTATAGGTTTGTGAACCGTCAAAAGCGACAATGCCTCCCCGGGACTTGTAGTAACACACATCATCCATGATAGCGGCAGAGTTTCCACATCCGCTCTGTATACCGTCGCACTGCTTTTCGACAATTTGATGTGCTCCCGAAGCTGAAACATAGACCTTATGGTAATAGTTCTCTTTAAAAAATATTGGAGACCCGTTAATGCAAACAGCCCCCGTGAATGCTCCCGGAGTACCGCACGATGCCGTATAACTGTCTGTACTCACTCCATCGTATACATTCCAGTTAAACGGGTCACCGAGCTTGCAGGCATATATTTCGTTTACGCTTTCATCCGTGCTGCTCTCTGCATCATGATAGCGACATCCCCATAGTCTGTTTTGGCATTGCGCAATGTAATCCATTTCAGGCACCGTTCGGCTCAGCTTTAATTTCCCGGCAATTATATCTGTATTGGCACCAAGCGTTCCTCGTATAACGTATGTAACGTTCAAATCAGTCTCGTCGGCAGACTTTATTATTTTGAAAATTGTGTGTACTCCACTTTGGTTCCCGATGCCTTCAAATTTGATAGCATCCCCCTCGTTTATGTCGGTTTCTGCGAGTCCTATGGCACTATAACTTATACGTATTCCATAATAACCGCTATCGGTAGTTTGGGCTTTTCCGTCAGCATCGCATTTAAACACCGATACTTTGTCACTTTTGCTCAATTCTCTCACAGGCGAAACGTACTCAAGCTTTCTGTAAAAAAAATACTTGGTCTCTTCACTATCGCCATAAGAATACTCTTTTAAGTCCACGGCTATCTTATCTGGGAAGATTAGCAAGCTGTTCCCGAATATAATCAGTTTTTTCTTACTTTCGCTGAGTTCAAAGCTTGTTGTGTTATACGACGGCTTTTTTTTCGCATTATATGACACATTAAAGATCTTTTGATATGTACCGGCTTCAGTGCCGTCATTTCCTTTATATTCTTTATATATTTTGTAGAGATGTATGTTATTGGTTTCGCCATATTTGCCAACGGCAAAGATATTCCCATCGCCGTCCATTGCCATACCATATACGGCGGAGAAACTTTTGCCAGCTGGTGAAATGATGCTTCTCGGAGCACGGTTTCCCAGTAGCGGATAAAAATCCGAAGTCATATTGCGCATATCGTAAAATTCGCCGTCACCTATTTTAAGATTATGATTATATCCGCCGAAAACATCAATCGTTTGCTCGGTCTGTCCGCTTACAATCACGGTCGAAAATGTAGGCATGTTTTTCCTCCTCAAAACGCAAAAAAAGTTTTGCTCAGTAGCGGCCTGTGCGCTGCATTGTATGCTTTTGCAAATCTGTCGTAGCCGTCGTTATACAATGTTATATACTTGTTATACTTTGCATCCTCGCCGTTTTGCTTCTCTATTTGCGCTTGCAGATAGTTAACGTATATATCCTCGGCATATGGTTTATCCACCAGTAGAGATTTAATTTCATCGGCAGTTGTGTAGTCTGGTGCGTCATATGCATCCTCGTGTGTCGCTATAACGTCGTTATAAATAAGTTGTTCGAGAGTTACCAACCATCTAACTTTATCTGCAATGCTATAAGCATTCGGCGTAAGCCTGTCGCATATCTCAATCACGTCACGTATCGTCATATTGTTCTCCTATTAAAATAGCCGCCATGAGGCGGCTGTTATTTTTGATATTAATTAGTGCGCGGCAAACTTCATCTCGTCGATGTGCTCGTCAAGCATACGCTGAGCGTAGTTTGAACGCTCGATCTCGTCCGCCACTTCTTTCGGGACGAGGCTTGTTTTGCCTTTGGGCAGCAGATAGTTTTTGCCGTTTATCGACACAAACAGATCGGGGTCACTGTTTCTGTCGCCTCTCGGTATAAACATTTCAACTCTTTCATCATCTGTTTTTTTAGCCATGTTTTGCTCCTCTCAGGCGGAGGAGCGGAGTGTTCCGCCCCTCCCGGGATAATTACTTGTTTTCCTCGTCAGTCGCGGAATACGAGCTGACGGACATAACGCGGAGTACGCGTTCGGGGTAAAGGATAGTTGCGCCGTTGGTCTCGAACTTGTAACCGATGGTGCTGAACTGGTTAAGAGGGCCGCCGATTTCATCCTTGTCATGGGCGATCATCTCAAGGCCGCCGCCCTCGGGGTCAATAATGCCAAAGCCGTCCTTGCCGAAGAAGTAAGTCGCATAAGTAACGCCGTTGGACTTATTCTTGTAGGTGGTGCTGCCGGAATACTTGTAGCTTGCGCCGAGAATAGGTGCATAGGTATCCTCGATGAAGCGGCAGCCGTGCAGCTCGCCGATTTCGCCGTTGAAGATCTCGGAGGTAGCTGCATACTTATGCACTTCAATCCATTCCTTGCTCTGGCGCAGGTCATACGCAACAGAGGGATGGATAACAGCATAGTATTTGCCGTTTATCTTGGGTACACGATCTTTCTTGAGCTTGGTAACGGCCTTGTTTACCATGGTGGGAGTAAGCAGCGCCCAGCCGTCGGGAGTCGAAGCGTCGCCCGCACCGGCAGTGCTGCCGCCTGCGCCCATGGTTGCCGGCGTGGTAGGCGTAGAAAGCTTGTTTCCGTCAGCGTCGATATTATCGCAGTACATTACGTTAGTACCGACAAGCAGCGCATCACGGATAAGGGTTTCCTGAGTAGCCGCAGCGGATGCGCCCATTTCCTCGGTTGCTGCAAGAATGACATCGTCATATGCGCGCATCTCGAGCTTATCGGTGATAGAGGTGTAAGTGCCGTACTGCGCGATAGATGCAGTCAGCTTGGTTGCTCCAAACTGCTGACCGGTGGGGATAACGCCTTCCTTAAGCTCAGTCGCCTTTGCAAAGGTGTTAAACTTACGCCATTCAACAGTGGTGCCGCCGTTCTTGGGCAGTCTCTGCTTGCGGCCAAACTGCGCATAGAACATTTCGACTCTGGCATTTTCGAGCAGCTCAGTGTCATAGAACGTCTTAAGTTCGGGTGCCATCGTGTTGGTGGAGGGGCTTGCCGCGACGGCCTCGCCGGTGTATGCGTTGGTGTAGTTGGAGGTGCCGTTGCTTACAAGGGTGTTAACAACGGTGCCTGCATCTGCGAAAATCTGAATCCAATTAAAATTAGTCATATCGTTTCCTTTCATGGTCATAGGCCACGCGGAAACGCTCAAGGCTTAAAACTGCCCAGGATATATCTTTTCACCCGATCTAATCCGGGCTTTTAACGCCTCTCTCTGTTCCCTCGTGGCGTTTCTGTAATCAAACGTCTGAATGGAAGCGTTAGAGGACTTGGGAACGCCGCCCTCACTCGGGCGCGATCTATTCGACTGCACAGCATTGGACACCTGCTGTACCGATGCTTTCAGCGCTGCCTGCCGTATGCTTTCCTTTATTTCATCTCGATGCACAAGTTCATATGCATCTTCAAGCGAGAACATCAGGTCAGGCGCGGTCAAGCGTCGGAACGTTGGATTATCAAGCTCTTTTCGCAAATCAAAGTTTGGGTATTTCTTCTGAAGCTCAACCGCCTGCGCGTTCATCTTGCCCAAATGCTCCATGAGCTTCTGCTCATTGATAAACTGCTGCTTCTGCGCTTCTGCTGCCCTTGCTACAGCCTCGGAGCGTTCGAGCTGCTTTGCAACTTCGGTCGATACTCCAAGTTCCATCGCACGGTCTTCATAGTACTCATCGTCATCCGCGACCGCTTTTGCGATTGCGTCATAGTCGCCCGAGTCTACGCCGTACTTTTTGGATAGCAGCTGCAGCGCCGGAGCAAGCTTCTCAAGTCCCTCGGCATCCGCCTTGTACTTTGTCTTTGCCGACGAGACTACTTTCTGCATCTCCCGGTTATAGTCGGGGTCTGCCATGATTTCATCCCATGTAAGCCGCTTCGCTGTGTCTTTAGTCTCTGTTGCCTCTATGGCTTCCTTTGGCGCAGCGGCGGCCTGCGCATCGGCTTTAGGCTGATTAACAGCCTTGCCATATTTCGCCCGTCCGAGTTTTTCCTTAGGCACTCCAAGCTCTGCGAGCCTGTCAGCCGTGGTTTTCGGTTCTGTCTGTTCGGCGGCAACAGACACATTAACGCCCGTGTTCTGCCCGGCGGCGGCAGATGTTTCGCCCGAAGTGGCTGCGCCGCCATCGCCGGTACCGTCCGCGAATAGCTGTAGCCAACTGAATTTGTTGTGCATTTACATGCCTCCTATTTATTTGCCCGTAGGTGGACAAGTCCGTCGTACCGCCTGCAGGGCTCGAACCTGCATCTCTATCTCTCCGAGCGTTTTACCGTTAAACTAAGGCGATATACAAAAGGGGCGGAGAAGGGGGAACTCCGCCCGTAAGAAAGGAGATGTAGCAGACTATTACAGCCGCCGCCTGCCAGAGCGACATCTTAAAGGAGGTGAACTTGCTGTCTCATGCAACCCACGTTTTCAGCATAGCATTTACTTATGCTTTGCTTTCAGCCCCACCTTGCGCATTTTTTCAGTTTCTGTGAAAATTTTTATGTATTCCGGGTATTCCTGCATCAGCAGCACAAAGCCCTTGACTATTACCGACATTTCAACGACCGCCACAGGGTCATATTCAGTCAGCTTTATTCGCGCTTTGCCGTCGGATATATCAATTTCGGTGATATCTTTGGAACTTTCCTGCAAAATAGTCGCTGCCGTGCGCACAAGGATCGTCGCAGCCGCGCATATCAGATCTTCGCCTTTGGGCGCAGACTGCGCATGCCCTTCGATTTCTAATTCAAACGTGCTGCCGGTGCTGTTTACGCATACGTTTATCATGTTGTTGCATATCCTCCATCGGGCATTGCCGCCTCGCGCGTCTTTGCCCGGGCGTTAGACACCTGTGCATGTTCGCGCTTTGCCGGGTCTTCTGCAATCTGTATATTCGCCTGCGGTGTGCTGATCTGCACGTTAGCCTGCTGTGCTATAGCCTGTATCTGCGCAAGCGACTGCGCATCGCCGCATTTAGCTGCAAGGAGTGCCGCAACTTGCAGCACCGTGTTAAACCTGTCAAACAGTGTGCCGTTCTGCTTAATGGTCTTGCGTACATCATCGATGCTGTCAAAATCCATCATTGTAAGGCATGCAAGCGCCTGGTCTGTCTGCTGCGGATTGAAAAAGCCGAGATTGTAAAATTGCAATGCCAGCTCGTTATTTGACATCTTGGTGTATGCCGTGCGCTTCTGCGGAACGACGTTGATATCAAACTCCGGCACACGCTGCCCGATATCATATCCTGCAAACATCTGTGTTTGCGGCTTTATGTGTTCATTGGAATAGCTTAAGAACAATTCCTCGCCGCCGTCACCTAAAATTCTAAACTGGCGCGGCGCGTCGTAAAACTGCCTTATCAGCTCTATTACAAGATAGTTTAATTCGCTGTATGCCCTATAGCTTGCCTTGGTGCTGTCTCTACTGCCTTTGCCGCTTGCCTCCTGCAAGGCCGCTATCGCGCTTGCCGCCGTTACGCCGCTGCTTGTCGTGCCTGTTGCGGTTTCAGTGTTACCGCTGGTTTCACGCAACTCGTTGATGCTCAGCTGCAGCATGCTGATATAGTTACCGTCAAGGTTATCGTGCGTAACAGGCTTTAGATTGTCATCGTTTAAGCTGCCTTCTACGTTTATGATGGTTTCATTCAGGTTCGTAAACTGTTCAACGTTTACGCCGCAGTTGGCTTTTTTGAAGTACCTGGGCTTTGCGCCGACCATTGCATTTTCCACATATGCCGTTTTCATCAGGTCTATTTCGGTCTGCGGCGCTTTGCACAGGTCTACATAGCCGTATCCGCATGGGCTACCTTCAATCGGAAACAGCGTGTCAAATACATATGGGTATTTGCCGTGGTCATACCATCCGGTCATTGCGCGGTCAGGGTCATTTTCCGTCGCATAAAGCACAGTACCAGGCACGAACAGTATGTAGTGCAGCACACCGTTTTTATGGTAGTACGCGCTGATAACGGGCACTTTGTCCGCAGTATCCACATGGTCATCGTAGCTGTACTTACTGGTTATAAAATCATGCGGTATGTTCTTGCCCTCCGGCAGCTCAACCGGGAACATAGCGCGAACTTCGGTTTCATCCTGAAAATCGACCTCAAAGAAATACTTCGACTGCTGTATATCCTCAACGCCCGGTTCCCAGAACAGGTTAAGAATGTTACACTTTCGCACATCTATATCGCCTAAGCCGTTCATTTTGTTTTTATCCCAAATGACCTTGTAAACGCCTGTGCCGGTCTTTAGCTTTGACCACATAACTTTACTGTAGATAGTCTCAAACTGGTTTTTCTCCAGAACCACAGGAATTATTTTAGACAGCATCGCCGCCTCCACCTTATCTCCCTGTTCCCTTGGCAGTATGTTAGGCTCAGGGTAGGCATCCATTGCGTCGGCATGCTTGTTGGTGATTACGTTATGCAGCCAGCCGCTTTTGCTACGAAAGCCCGGCTTTGCGTGGCCGTCCTTGTCTTCTTCAACATCGTTTCGCAGCTTCCACCAGTTTTCCGATGCGATGATACGGCTATCGACCGACTTCTTCCCGGCGCGATATTTGGTCAACACCTGCATCAAATCCTGTATCTGCTGTTCCCCAATGGGTTTTATGCCAAGCATCTGCGCCGCAGTTTCAACGCTGCCAAGCTCAGGCGCTTTGCTGCCGTCTGCTCGTATAGTGTCCTTAGTGATATCCATTTGCTTTGTATCCATCCTTCTTGTATTGGTTCAAGGGGTCTGACAATATGGCTTTGGGCTTTTCCGGTATTATCGGGCTTATCGGTCTTGCCATACACATATAGCGCCACTCATCGGCGATATGATCTTCAAGCGAGGTATCCAAGTCCTCCGGCTTGTGCTCGTCGTACATCAGCAACGGTATAGTACGGATAAACGCCTTGCAGTTGTCGAATACATACATGCGCGGATAACCGTTATCGTCAAATTGCAGCCTGTAATGGCACTGCATCCAGCCTGCGAGCCGCTTGTTGTCGCCGGGGTCGAAGTATACGCCGTATTTCTCAGAGGTCTCCGCGACCGACACGCCGCGCGACACATCCCATATTGATGGGTCAGCAACGCCGAGTATCTTACGCCCTTTAAGCCATGGGTGAGTATCTTCCGTTTCCTTAATGCGTTTAAATTGCTCGTCGGGTGTCCATTTAACGCCTTCGTTAGGCGTATCTGTGCAGCCGTACAGCTCCAAAACGCGATACAGTACGCCATCATAGTCGATAGCCCACCATGCGCAGCTAAACGGTTTGTTATAGCCAAAGTCGTATGACCTGTATATCGTCCAGCCACGCGCCGCGCCTTCGTTCAAGTCAAATGCCGGGATTACATGCGTAAATCTGCGCTGTGCAATAGCTTCTTCCGGCGTTATCCCTGCCTTTGCGCACAGTTGCGCATCCGGGCGCGTTCTGAAATCTTCAAAGAATGCGCCTTCGAATATATCCCATTCGCCCTCCAACCATGCCTTGCGTAGCTTAGGCGGCAGCGCTTCAAGTTTGCGTATGTAATTGGGGTCTTTCTGCATCAGCGGCAGATTATCGGTAACTTTGCTTTGGATAAAAGCGTAATCTTCCGGCTTTTCTTTGCCTATGTAATGTTTATCTATAGCCAGCCGCTTCACCCATGCATGCCCCACTCCGCCGGGGTTGCAGGTAATGTATGTGCGATGCGGAAAATCGTTAGTGCCGCGGTTGCAGGCAGACAGCTTTGAAAATCGTTCTTCCGTTTGGTGTGTGCCCTCGTCGATGAACAAAATATCTATCTCCACGCCCTGAAAGTGATCCGCATCCTTGTCCGTATCGCAGTATCGAAACAAAATGCGGCTGCCGTTCGGGAACGTGATAACTTTCTTCCGATCGTTGTATCGTGCCAAACGTTCTTTTTTATCTGTGTGATAGCATTTCAGATCATTCGTCAGCGGCACAATGTGGTTTTCCTCTAACTCAGGGTACGTTTTTCGCACTATCATGCACGTTATGCCGGGGTATTTGAAGCAGTACAGCACAGCGGCAACACGCACAACAAAGCTTTTACCGCCGCCGCGAGCGCCGCCGAAGAACACTACAGGTGCTCTACACTCAAGAAAAGCCCTCTGCGTGGGCGAGAGATAATCAACCTTAAACTCTCTCATTTTTGGCAAAAGCCGCCCGCTCCGGCAATGATAACGCGCACCGGCTCCGGCTGTGCTTCCCCTGCTGCCTGGCGTTCAAGGTTTTTAATCCGCGCTTCCTGTTCGCGTTTATCTGCATCGGATTTAACACCTTGGATTTCCGCAAGATCTTTCATTGCCCCTGTGAGGCTTTTCAGGCCGCGTTTATCCTTTATAATATCCGCATCCGTTAACTGTGCTACAGCGCTACACAGCTTGCTTGACAGCAGCCCAGCGGCTTCCAACAGGCTTTTGTATTCCTGATAGTCAATCTCCAACTGTGCTTTGATACGGTCTGCGCCCTTGGCCGCGCTATACTGCGTCCGCTTCTGCGCCCATTTTTCACGCTCTGCGCGTTTCCGCAAGGTGCTGTAAGAAACGTTGTGTTTCTCGGCAAGCGGCCTTGTCCCTATATCGGTAGTGATGTATTCAGTTTTAATATCATCCCATTTACTCATGCTTTTATAATAATGTAGGTGGCGCTACATTAATCAGCCCCACCTTGCACACTTTTTTCTGCATATAAAAAATCAAGGGTAACACTTAATGCGCTACCCTTTAATATTTTTCCGCTAATGTGATCTTATAGACTGGGCATTGGGCATATTGTGTGCAGCAGTATTTTGACACATACACCCGACGTTTTTGCTCATCGCCCTTAAACCATAGCTGCAATCTCGCGTCACCGCATGGTCCTTCACAAAAAATCTTGTTTTCACGCGCAGAACCCTTTGACCAAAACGGACACTTTGCCCGGCTGTCATAATATCCGTCAGCGCCCCTCATGCAGCGTGTACCTCGCGTACCATGTGGGAACGCCGTAACGGTTAAGCCCGGTTTCCATTGTTGTTTCAACGTCATAGCCGCGTTTGCGAAGATCAAACACGCGCCCGGATGCCCTGCCTATGCCGTAGTCATACATTGCCTCACGGCTTGTTATGCTGCCGTGTTCGCGCATGTGATTTAACATCATGTCACACTGACTTTGAATTATCATGTTCCGCGATACCTCCAACATTTTTTAGTTGTAAACGTCTTTACCGCCCTTGCACGTTTTATGTATCCTGTCACCAGCAGCTCCCTTGCCGGGTATTCATTCCGCGCCGCTGCCTTACGCTTATCATTCTCCGCACAATACGCCTGATAGCTGCTGCAATTGGCGTGGCAGCCTACGCGGCGCACCGTGCAGCCCTTGCAGTCATTTCTCATCGGGTACTTTCCTCGGCCAGAAACGATTACACCAACCGTCACGGCGGCAATTGTGCGTCATGCAACAGTATTCACAGCACCAGTCGTAAAAGCTTGTGTCGCTACTCCGGCAGATTTCGCGCACAGCGTAGTCGTATCTACGCATAAGCTGCATTGCTGACTTGTTGCCATCGACAATCTTTGCCGCAAGTATGTTGTTCGCAGCGTCTATCGCCTCAAAGTCCTCCGCCGGAACGGCGTTCAGCATTTTGATAAGCCATATTCGCAGTTTATGCAGTAGCTTTTTTATCATTTTCACCACGCCTTTCCTGATTTTTCATTGCGTTCCGGCAGGTCAACCATTTCAGGCCGTTTTATTTCCTGCTCCACAGCCCACGCTATATTCCACAGCGCCGCTACAAGGTGATGCGCTTCCGCGTCGCCCTGTATGTACAGGCTAAGATGCCGTATGCCGCTGTCTATCAAGCTGTGCTGGGGTATTCCTCGATCTACGTTCCTTTCCCCATAGTGGATAGCACCGCGTTCACAGTGCTGTGCAAGGGCGTGTATCGCCCCCCAGGGCGCGAGATCATAGCGACCTTTCCCGTCGGCCTTATCCCTTACAGCGCCGGTCGAAAACTCGCGGCGTTCATCTTTTTCGAATTTCACTATCCTCCCACCTTTCGCCGATATCTTCTAAAAAGTGCAGAAATTCATGCGTATCTGCACAATAATATTGTTTGCCGTTAACGGTAACCGTGTAGCTGCCGTCGTGGTTACTTTGGGCTTCCCAGCCTACGTTTTTTGGCATTATCGCCTACCATACCTTTCATCAAATGGCGTGAAATTATCATCGCCCACTATTTCACGGATGCGCCGATCAAGGACGGCTTTTGCATATACGATCTCGTCGTCGGCCTTGCTGTCTTCTACTACCAATTCAGCGATCTCGTTTGCGTATCTGACAAACGCCTCGCCGAATGCCCGTGCACGGCCTGGGCCTAAGCCCAGCACTTCATTAGCGGCCATAAATGCCGCGTCCTCCGCAAGCTGCATGCGGTTGCGCCCGTAAAGCTGTAGCTGAATGTTAACCTCACGCTGCACGGCCTTTGCAAATGCCGATTGCTTACCCATGCGCTTTCACCACCTTAAATCGCTTTGTATACGGTTCAAAGTCCAGCGGCAGGCAATTCAACTGCGCCGGTGTGTTCATCCTGCAATCGCTTAGCGGACATTTAAAGCAGCTATCGCTATAAATGCAGCGCTTGTTTTTTTCACGTGTGCGCATTGTCAGTTCCCTTCCAATCTATAGCTTTCCCTAAGCCAAAACTGATACCCCAAAAGCCCCATATAATGCTAAGGCGGTAAGGGTAACGATATATGCCGTTCTGCTTTTTTTATAACGCCAATAGCAGGCAGTATGGAAAACTGATTAGGCATATAGTCTGTGTAGATAAATCTCATTGTCAATTCCTCCCCTTTCTTATCGTCGTTTTAACGCTTTCAACGCCGTCACGGAGTGTAGCCGTCAGCACATCCGCTTCTACCGTAGTGTCGGGGCGTATAATCCTTTTCGCTTCTGCTGCTGTCATTAGTCAGGCTCCTCATCCCAATAGTGATCTACGAAATATCGCAGCGCGTCTTGCGGCTTGCCTGCGGGGTCATTCGACCAGTTTTCACAAGCTGCATCGCCCGGCGGCGTTACGGTCACCGGCATGCCCACGCTTTTAACGTAGTTTTCACACACCCACCAGCGTTCACCGTTATCGCGGATGTATTTTTCGCAATTGACGCAGCTGCCGCAGGTTTTATCAGTATCAGCCATTGTCATTCTCCTTTCTTTTCCCTTCTGCGCAATAGAAATTCGGCGGCACTTCGCAATCAACACAAACGCCGTGAGAACAGCACAGACCGCTTATCTCGTTGTAGCTCCATTCGCAGTCTTTACACCGCACCACAGGCACATAATCCATCTGCACCGCCATGCGCTTGAACTCGCTTTTTGTCGGTTCGCGAATATAAATAGGCTCGACAGCAGGCGCACACTTAATGCGCTCGATAATTTTGTGAGCGCCTCGCATCTCTGCGCTCGTTATTTTTCCTCTTGCCGTATATATCACCGATTGTTCGATGTCATGTAACAGCGCTTCTCGGTCTATGTATTCAGTCATCTTCGCTCTCCTTTCCACTAAGCCACGCACTCAGCTTGTGCGCGCACGAAACGCACAGCTCGTAGTCGTTGTTGTATATTTCCATTTTAAGCAGCCGTATTCCTACGTAGGTCACGGAGCTCTTTGGGTTTATCTCCGCGCCGCAGCGGTCACAGATCAGTTTTGTCGCCACTGTCAGCCCTCCTATTCCATGCTTTGATTGCTTCTTCCAATGTTTCTTTTTCTTTGGTACAATAACCACATTTTGGGCAAGAAATACGATATGTAATTGCATCACTTTGAAAATGACCATATGGTATTCTTCTACCACGATTATAGCCGCATTTTTTGCACGGCATTAAGGTAAAGTTGCTCATTTTTTATCCTCATATTGTATGCATTCATTAGAACCTTCAAATATGCAATCTTCACATCTGCCTGTCCAATTCCAGCAACTTTTACAGGATTTAGGAACGTCATATCCAGCATCCTCATATCAATCAATTGCTTCAGATAGGGCTTTAGGACAATGACCATTTATACATTCATTGGCACAAAAACCAGCACATCTTGTCATATCACTCCACCTTCTGCATCCAGAACTCTCGGCGACAAGTTGCACATTCTTTTCCGTTCTCTTAAAAATTCTAAAGCGTCCATCACATTTCCCTCCATTTCTATTTGCACGGACGGTGCAAGTATTTCGGCATTTCTGCCCACGCAAGTACGCCGTCCCAATCGCCGTGACCTTCCAGCCCGATCAGGTTGTTGCACTCATCACAGTCCACGGAGCAAATATCCTTATCAACACCCCAACTTGTGGCAATTAGGATTTCAGCTCCATCGTCCGGCATTTGGCAGTCAAAAATATACTCCGGGATTTCATAATCGGCATATCCGCGCTCTATGTACTCGGCTTTTTCCTCGCTCGTCAGAGCTCGATAAGTAACCTCATGCCAATTGACTTCATGCCGCCGCGCAAGCTCTATCTCTTTCTGTTTCCATTCAAGCTCCGCTCTCAGCGCTTCGTTTTCGCGCCGTAGGTTTTGGATTAAAAGATCAGTATCAGTCATTTACGTAACTCCCTGCATATCCGCATAATCGTAGTAATCGCCCTGAACTTCGGTTGCGCGTATCGGCATTAAATAACCTACTGGAACTTCTATAAGTTCACTACCCTTGCGGCAAACGGGTTCTGTTACTACAACGCCTGTATTCATGTTTTCAGCCTGATAAAAATACGGATTCTGAAAACAGCTAAGAAATTTGACATTTACAAGAACATTCTTTCCATTGCCTTTAAGTCTTCGTGCCGTGCGTCGTGCGTCGATTATTCGCAAATCCGGCGTAAGTGTTAATCGATACTGATCTTGTATAATCTCTTTTATGGGCATCGGCTTCAATTCAGCGACTTTTTCAAGGCTAAAGCAAATCAGATTTTTGGGGATTATATATCCTTTATATCCATCTGCCGTAACAAAAATATTGTTCGTATCAATTTCAAATTGGAATACTCGCTTTCCTGCGCATAGCGCATCGAAAATTTCTTTTTGTGCTTTGGTATAGTTCATTAGTACACCCCCCTGAAATGATTTGTTTCCCCGTCGCCGGTGAACCACAGATATGTACCGTCAAGCTCCCTCGCCACGTTCGCGCCCTGCTTCTCCATGCTCCAGCGCGTGAGCACGTCCAGCGCTACCGCTCGCAGGTTATCCCATACGGGGAAATTGGGGCTGTAACCGTAAAACTGCCCCGGCGCGGACACAACGCCTATGATGGTATCGGGAAAGCGCGGATCGTCCACGCGGTTAAGTACGCACCACACGCATTTCGCTTGATTATCCACTGTGCAGCCCCTCGCCTCGCCGTATAGCATCTGCGCAAGGGCCGTAACATCGGCCTCGGTGAAGTACATCTCATATTCAGGCTCTGCTACTTCCACTACGCACAATCCGTCCGTATTAACTTCAGGCGGTACACCGCCCGCGCCGGCCTTGCCGCCCCCTTTATCAAGGGCAAGCAGTATCATGACTATCAGCGCCAGTAGAATCGCGCACACCTGCGCTATGATGATCGTGTATTTATTCATCGGCCACCTCAACAAATTCACCGCCCGAGAGTTTATACCATGTATCAGCCTTTATTATTTTGCCGTCAATTTGTGCTGATTTAACGCAAACCGGGATATGGTGCTGTTTATCGTGGTCGTATACCCACTCCGCAATCGTTATCCAGTTGCCGACTGTACCTTTTATAACGCCGTTGATGCCAATAGCAGCGCCCACACTGTCGTTACCCGAAATATCAATCTTCGCGCCGTTGCCCGAGCTGCCTATCTTC